AACTACCAACTACCAACTACCAACTACCAACTACCAACTACCAACTACCAACTACTTCCAACTTCAAAATGACCACAGCTTCACTCTTTTCAGGCATAGGAGGCCCCAACCGCCAAAAAGCAAAAAACCAGACTTACAACTGGTGCAAGTCTGGTTTATTCGCCTTTGGTAGTCCCCCCTTACCTCAAATCTAACCCTTGGGACGACCTTCATGCACTCGTAAATACATTTTAATCATAACCACACACACCACATGAAAACCGTACACGTATCACCTATTACCATTATTGATGATTTTGTAAGTGCCTATGCAGCCAATCGCAAAAAGAACGCTACCAAAGTTCTTGGATTTAGTGAAGTAGCACTTACATACCCCGATCCGGAAACGCTGGCAGATGCCATCCATCGGCATACTCAGCGCAAGTTTGATCGTGATCTACCTACCGACAGTCTGAAGCACTGGTACAAACGCATGTACCACGTATGCGCTCATCTACTGCACCACGAAAAACTGAATGAAAATGCGTAATGGCATGTCATCACACCAGTCGGCACGGATGGGCACCGACGAACGGCTTACACCACCGTATATTTTGGAGGCATTGCAAAAGGTGACGTGCTACAATGTGTCACAATATCACCCATTCGACCTAGACCCATGCGCCCCTGTGGTGCGGCCTTGGCCGATGGCTACCAACCACTACACCATAGCCGATGGTGGACTGAGAAAGCCGTGGGAAGGCCGTGTATGGCTCAATCCTCCATACGGAAAAGAGACCGGCAAGTGGCTGCATAAACTAGCCGAACATGGTTGGGGTACTGCCCTCATATTTGCCCGTACCGATACGCACTTTTTTCACAATTTAGTCTTCGGTAAAGCCCGTGCCATCCTGTTTATTGAGCGTAGGCTGCACTTTCACTACGTAGATGGCAGCCGTGCGGCAGGTAATAGCGGTGCGCCCTCGTGCTTGGTGGCCTATGGTCTCACGGATGCTATCATCCTACAATCATGCGGCATAAAAGGCCATTTACAATGGTTAATTGATAGCGACTAGGCCAATCGCTACCCACTTTCACCACAAAAAAAACACACACCACAAAATCACTTCACCACATGGCAAGACCCGAACGATACGATGTAGATTATTTTCCCCATAAATGCAAGCACGGAGGTCGTATGCTTGTGCTCGAAAACAAGTTTGGAAACGATGGCTATGCCGTCTTCTTTAAGCTACTTGAGCGCATGGGTTCTACCCAATATCACTATTTAGACCTCAACGATGAATCAGAGTTAATCTACCTAGAGGCCATGTGTCGCGTGGACTTGGATCGGCTTAATAACATCATAAAAGAGTGTGTACGGATCAAGTTCTTTGATCGTGAAATGTTTGAAAAATACAATTTTTTATGGTCAGATGACTTCTACTCGTCAGTGAAGGACGCTTACAAGCAGCGAAACAATAAACCGTATTCTAAAGATGATATAATACAGGTTAAACGAGTTAATAAGGATGGAAACCTTTTTAACATGCGTGATAATCCACAAAGAAAAGAAAAGGATACTATACTAGAGGAAAGAGTAAATGCTGAACCCTCTTCTCCCTCTTCTCCCTCCTTAGAAATATTAAAAAAATTCTTTCTTGAAAATGGGTATAAAGCAGAAGTAGCTGAAAAGGCTTACCATACCTACGCCCCAAAGTGGCAGGACACCAAAGGGAATGTAATACGAGACTGGCAGGCCAAAATGAGAAAAGTATGGTTCAGACCAGAAAATGAACTGATTACAACCACCACGGCACAGCAGGTAGTACTCCCCGTCATCAAGCCACTTTCCGAAATACGAGCGGAAGAAAGAGCCGAAAAAACGAATACAAGCCCAACTAGACGCACAGCGAAATGGAAACCAATAAAAGACCTAGAAAAACACCAGCACCAGCTCAATCTACTGATTTGGAGCAACATCTTGGCAAGCTGCCCCCGCAAGCGGTAGAGATAGAGGAAGCCATATTGGGTGCCCTCATGCTAGAGCGCGACGCGCTCACCTCCGTGCTCGACCTACTGCACGAAGATGACTTTTACCGAGACAAGCACGGCATTATCTACAAAACCATCAAAAGCCTATTTGCCGCCAGTGAGCCGGTGGACATCAAGACCGTAGTGCATAAACTGCGGAGCGATGGCACTCTGGAGGGGCTTGGCGGTGCCTACTTTGTGAGTGACCTCACTACCAAAGTAAACTCTGCGGCCAATATTGAGTACCATGCGCGGATAGTGAAGGAGCAAAGCCTAAAGCGCCATCTCATCACAATCGGTGCCGAGATGGCCCGTAGATCGTACGAAGACACGGAGGACGTATTTAAACTAATGGATGAGTACTCGGAGGCCATTTACCGGCTCAATAGCACGATTAACAGCCGAAACTTTGTGAACTTGGGCGATCCTGATGTGGTCATGGAATTGATTGAAACTATCGAACAAAACAAAAAGTCGCACGACAACAACGAAGTGGTGGGCATTTCGACGGGGTTTCCCGAAATAGATGCCATTACCGGCGGCTTGCGTCCGCGCGAGTTGGTGATTATAGCCGCACGGCCAGCGATGGGGAAAACGGCCTATATCGCCACCATGATGAAAAACATTGCCATTTTGCAAAACATACCCGTGGGGCTTTTCAGCATGGAAATGGGTTGGCGCGAGATCGGCATGCGCTTTATCAGCATGCACAGCGAAGTGAGTATTGAGGATCTACGCACTGGCGATTTTGAGCAATACCAAATGGAGCAAGTCATTCACAAATCGGCACCTATGCTCGACAAAAAGATTTACGTGGACGACACACCCGCCCTCACCATTGTGCAGTTGAAAACCAAAGCCCGACTGATGAAGCAGCGATACGGCATACAGGTGCTACTGGTGGACTATATACAGTTGGCACAGGGTAACTTACCCGACAATGTGAAGGGAAACCGTGAGCAGGAGATAGCGAGCATAAGCCGTGGGCTAAAGGCAATCAGCAAGGATCTGGATGTGGCCGTGATTGCACTTAGCCAACTAAGCCGTGCGGTTGAGACCAGGGGCGGTAGCAAGAAACCACAACTTAGTGACCTTCGGGAAAGTGGAGCCATTGAGCAAGATGCCGATTTGGTGCAGTTCCTCTACCGTCCTGAGTATTATGGAATTATGCAAGATGAGGCCGGTATGAACACAGACGGCATAGGTTATGTGATCACTGCAAAAAACCGAAATGGCCGACTGAGCGAGGAAAAGCTAAAGTTTGTCGGCAAATACACCAGATGGGATGCCATAGAGCGAACAAACTTTGAAGAGCCTTTTGCGGTGCAGTCGGCACCATTTCCAACTAGCAGCAACAAGGAATTTACCATTGTGCTGCCCTAGCCGAACGCCCTAAAAGGATGATGAGAAGCCATTTTAAAAAGAGACAAAAAACCAACAGATAAATATTATGAACAACTACAAAGAAAAAAGGGAATCCGAGGCAGATATGAAAAATAAAGATTCAAAAACAGAACAGCCGGCTCTGCACTTAGTTGAACTTGATATTAAAAAAGGCTACACGAATTGAACTATGAAGCAGGAACGTAGCAGCTTGCTTATAACGTTTTGTGGCTTTGTGTCTGTTATTTTGGCTTGCAGACACTTGCCTTTAAAGATAAATTTTATAGCCAAAATAATAGCACAAAACCACTGTTAGTGGCTGGTGCGGCAAATTAAAATAAAATGGTAAAAACAGCACTACTTGAAGCAAAAAAGCTCTTAGACTTTTACATTGAAAGTACAGATGACTTAGATACAGAACAAACTGAAAGTGTAAAACATTTCATAAAAGCACTACGGGCTGGATGTGGTTGCGATGACTATAACGGGTTTGATTGCGGATGTGGTAAAAGAGCTTTTTTGTGTGATGAAGCATTGAAGGAGTTGGAAGGTAGCACTTGCCACTAACGAGGGATTGTATGGCGCGTTTCAATGCGCTATACATATTGTTAGATTTTCGTGCGGTTGAGCTGCACGAATCTATCCCAGAAGCACCGCACCCCGTTTTTGTTTTTAGGGAGGGGGAAGAAAAAAAAATAAGTAAATACTGAAAATAATCTTTAAAAAGCTTGCACAGTAATAAGTATATACTTATTTTTACTTCATAATTATTGAAACACTAAAAAACAAAGACATGAAAAATTTACACAACATCGAAGTTTACGAATCACAGGGATCAGATAAGGTAATGAAATTTTTAACAGAAAATGATGTGCAAGATGCAATAGTTAATCTTGTTGAAAATGGAGTCCTAACTGGACTATACTACAATGAAAAAGGTGAAATTGTAGCTGAGGATATATTTGGTGATGTTCACACAGAAGTTTTAAAGTAATGACCTCTCGCCAAAAACTTAAGGAACTTGGACTCGACTATCATAAGATAGCCGAGTTTTTTTCTATGACGCCAGGCGCTTTTCAAAACTCATCTGCTCGTAAAAGGTACGAATCCGCTATTTTGAAAAGCATCCTCTACATTCAGGAGGGCGGGAAAAACAAAAACGGAGATAACCCACAGGAGCCA